TTTTCTAGTACAGTCACGTTATTCATTATCGTGACTGTACTCAACCGTTACCACCTCACAAATCACGCTCGTACCATGCCATTCATCCTTATAGATTGAGGTGTCAACCCCGCACCCTGCTTCGAACGTCCAGCCGGTGTCTTTAACAAACTTCTTGTACTTCGGTGATTCCCTTCTCTCATAACATCGAACACCACTGTATACAAAACCTGCTGAACCCTGTGGAACAATCCAGACTCCATAATCTGCAAACTCTGCCCCTTTGGTTATGACCTTGTATTCGAACTCAGAACCACTGTAAGAGCCTGTAACAGCTTCTGAGGTATTAATCTTACCGAATGGTGGATTGCCATAAACAATGTCGTAGCGTTGCTCTGAGGTGTATGTGAGAGCATCACCAGTGATCCATTCTGCCTCTGGAAGTACTCTCTTGCCTATCTGGACGTACTCTGGATTCAATTCAACACACCTTATGTGTTCTGGCTTACATCTGGTGTACTGGCAGAATGATAACCGCCCTATTCCAGCACATAGTTCAAGACACCTTCCAGTACAGTAACTGTCTATCGTGAAATCCCATCCTAACCATTCAGGCGTAAAGAATGCACCCGTAGCACCTACTGCATCCCCTGCGTAGTTGTTTAATATGAATTCTTTTTCTTCAAATGTAAGCTGTCTATCTGAATGTACTAAATCCATTACCTGTTGATGTAGTTTTGTTTCCTTTTTTGTTAGTTTTCCCATAAAGTAATACCTGCATAAGTTAATATGCAGGTATTTATTGATTAAAATAATTACTTCGGAGTAATTAAATCAAAGATACTACAATCTTCATAATAACTAATTTTTTTAGAAACACCTTCTCTTAATGAATCTAAATCCTTTAGATTTGAATTCATACTACTTAATACATCGTGATATTGTCCATCAATATTAAAGCCCGCCACAACATGAGTACCATCTGTTCTGTAACCAAGCATAGAAATAACCGACTCAATAGTAATTAAACATGTAATCAACTGTTCTGAGTACTGTTCAATTTCTAACATTAAAATAGAGAAGTCATTGTTTTTTATATTCCACCCTAAAGTGGAAATCATTTTTATATCAGAACGAATATCTTTAATTAAACTAGCATCTTTGTTTGAAACTTCATTTAGTGAAAAGAATGAATTATAAAAAATATTTATTTTGATGTTATTAACATCTTGCGTAGATAATAGATTTGAGAGTAGAGAAGTAAAAACTTTCAGATGAGGTTGACTATAGAACCTAGTTCTTAACTCTTTTAGTTTTTTAGATACAATCTCAACACCAATGTTAATAACTTTATCTTTTGTTGAATCACTACGCCACTTACTGGCAACAATAACACCGATAGTAGCAGAAATTGCCATTATAAAATCTGAAATTGATGAAACCCATTGAGCAAGATTGCTACTATCACTTAGATAGGATCTAATTAGCACAAGGATAAAACAAATTAAAATCACTCCATATATGAGAAAACGAAGATATACATTTTCTTTTAATACTTTCGATATCCAATAAGAGAACACCTTAAAATCATCACTAATGATTTTCATTCTTTAATCCTATGTTAGCTACCACCACCAATCAAGATTATAAGTACTTTCCACACTTCATCAAGTGGTATCGCTGGAAATACTAAGCCCATCAAGGCAAAGATAGGTATCACAACATAGTTATAAAATACGATGAAGGTTAATACATACCCCAACATTTGACGCCAGGTGAAACCTTTGCGTGTTTCTTCAAGTGTTATCTCATTTTGTTCATGACTGTTCTGAGCCTCTAACTCATCTTTTGATTCTTGTTTTTTCTGGAAGAATCCAAATCCAGTTTTAATCAATTCGATTATTGTCGCTAATGAAAACATCATCCTCATCCTTTTCTAAAAATTGTACTATATAAGTACGTGCTCTTATCCCTTTTACATATAATAAAGTACTATCTAATATCTTTACTTTCTCTATATGTCCATCATATGACCAATCGACAATATGACCTTTTCGAACATCTGGTTCTTTACCAAGTTGAAAAGCAATATTCATACAATCACCTGCCAAAAAATCTGGATTGAACTTAGAATCAATAAAACATACATTGTACTGAAGTGAATTCATAAATGGTTTACTTCCTGCAAAAAGAATCATATCTGTTTCTTCCTGATCATAATGCTGCCCTTCGTTTGTCATATAATTACCCCTTAGTAAATTTAAATTGTCCATTAACATTGTTTAGTATCAAACGTGCACCTTTTTCGGCATTCTCAAAGAAATCGAAAATCATCTTACGTTTCTTTGTTTCTCGTACTGCTACAATACGTTTACTCTGTTTGCCTTTCTTCTGTTTCTTGGTTGTATCAATTAAGTACTTTTTTCCTTTCTGCTCAACAACCACATAACGCTTACTGTTTAAACCTGCTTTTAGACCAACAATGTTTCCTTGCTTGTTCAAACGTGCATTATCAGTTGGTACAAACTTGGTTTCACTCGACTGTTCAAAGATAATCGATTGTAAGTACTTCAATTGGCTTGAACGTACTATAATCTGGTTTGTTCTTGTACCATTGCTGTTTTGAATGAAGTTAAAGAATATAGTACGTTTGGTAAATGCTACCGGACCACCTTCTATACTCGTATTTAACTTTTCCTGTAATTGTTTGCTTAACGCTCTTGCACGGTTTGTTATCTCTTTTTGCATGTTATTGATGTAAGTAGTTCCATCCTTAACTAACATTTGTCCGGCCTGTTGTGGTGTCGTTCCTTGCCACCCATTCATGATAGATCTCCCATAATCCGCTGAAGTACTGAAAACTGATAACCGTTATCTTTCTTCAGTCTCTGCTTTGTCATAATCGCTTGATTAATATTCAATGGATGTGTACCAAATATACTAATCAATGCTGTCTCAAGATTACTTGCCTGTTGTAGTGTCGGAAACATCCATAGAATGGTTTTACGAAATGGTTCACCTGCCTGAATTCGTTCTTTCACACTTTTGGAACTACTTATGTACTCAAGCCAGTTACTTTCTCTGGTCTGTTGAGTTAATTTACTAACATCCTTCAAGGCTTTATAAACCTGTTTTACACCAAAATAATATTCATTAGTGTTAGTGAACTGGATCATGTACACAAATGCTGCATTCTCGTATACATCATCAATACTGAATTCATCAGGGTAAAATATGTTCCATATCATGATCACCCCCGAACTACATAGGCAATCATCGAATCAACACGTTTTGGTGTTTGTCTGTACCAGTTACTGTCTTTAACCTCGATAATGGCTGTAGCGTAGTTACCTACTTTCAATGCCGCTAGAAATTTCTTGAACTTGCGAGTACCGCCAATACCCAATTGGAATACCATCATCACAATGAAGTCATTCCAGCGTGAATCCTTCGGTAAATTTAGTTCAAGGGTAGCGGCCTGGGTTTGTGCTTTGTGAATATCAATTTCTAGTAATTTATCTGCTTCTTCTTCGGTTAATCCATTACTGAAATTTTCACCCTGTAGTACTAAATGACCATAACCGACCGTGCTATAACCAAGACTGTCTTTATATGTCCAGAATTTACCATTGCGAAAGTACCCTAGCTTTGCCTGATATTGTTTAGTACCTTCATATTCTTTTAATTGTTCTTTCAAATCCATTTGTATTATTCCTTATATCCATAGTTCTATTTATAAAAAAGGGAGCACGAAGCCCCCTAATGATTATTTGTTTCTTTCTTCGAGAATTGTAATTATCTTTGCAATGCTGATTTTCAATTCTGTGATTTCTGATAGTACTTTTTCTATTTCGTTAATATCTTTAACCATAGTTTCAAGTTTTTGTTCTTGTAATGTCAAACGACTTTCAAGACTTGCAAAACGGTTTTCATTAATGATCATATCCTTTCGACGATCACGAATAGTAGTATAAAGAAAGAAGCAAATAGGTAGTAAAATTGTTGCAAAAACTGTAATTATCCATTCCATTATTAATACCTTTATTATTATTCTTCTAGTATTTATCTGTTAATAACTCGCAGTAGCATTATTAGTACCAGAACTAAAGTTTGTTGAATCAGTTTTGAATACTAATACCTGGCAAGCACTCATCGTCATTTGATACCCTTTACCAGTTGGTATACCCCTTATGCGGATCCTTACTTCCTGATTTGTAGTACCTGCTGCGAAAGTTCTGCTTCCAGTTAGTGTAATATGTTCTAATCCACTTAATGCATTACTCGCTACAACCGTCCCACCAATTAGAATTTCTGCAATTAGATTTTCATTATATTGATCTGTCGTGTTATAAATTGTACAGCAAGGTACACAAACAGTAGTAGGAAATGATTCACCAAGAACCACATTCACTTTGCTGTAGAATTGTAATGAATTACCTATTTCACTTTGTGTACAAGTATGATCCACACCTCCAAGAGCATAAGCATTAACAATATTACCTGAAATCTTGTTAGCATAAACAGTACCGCTAAAGTACCCATCAGTTGCATACACGCTACCCGTAAATGAACCAGAACTTGCATATACAGTACCTCGTACAGTTACATCATTAAACTGACAAGAACCACTTTTATTAATAATCCATCCCGCTGAACCTGAAGAATAGTTAGTACTTTGTATAGTGTTGGCAATCTTGGCAGTACTTATACTTGCATCCTGTATCTTGGCAGTACTTATACTGGCATCGGCAATATGTGCATTGTTAATAACACCAGTACCAATAGCTGCCGAACCAATACTTGCAGACTGTATAACTGCCCCATTTATATATGAAACACCATTCTGAACCACGAAAGGATAAATTTTATTCGTACTTGCTGCTGTAGCTGAATCAATCACGCTAAAGCGATCTGCTACTACTGTGAATAATGACTCAGTGCCACTATTTGCAAGTGAAATACCACTAACATAGTTATTGTTATTAACGCTAACTGTCCACCCCGTATAACCCGCCTCGTCTATGATTTCTTCTTTTACAGTATTGAATTCAGAACTTGACAGAATCCCGTCAACAACATCATTGTTTAGTTGACTGAATGGAACACTGGTTTGTTGATTAAATGGTGTTATTGCACTCCAGTTAATATTATCCATACCGAATTTATCATACATACCAACACGTACATAATATTGTCCATCATCAATAGTAGCGAAATAGGTATAGTACTGTGTAGTAGTGAAATTAGTTACACCAATACTGAAATCTGAACTACTTGATACCTGGAATAATACACCTGCAAAATCATCAGGAAAATTGTCTGAGTCGTAGGTGAACGCTATTTGGCCTATAGCCGAATCCATTTGTACATTTTGAATTAATGGTGCTTGTGGGTTACTGACAGTTAGTTGTACTTCACTTGAATAATCACTGGCTGACTGACCATGGACGATAACACCAAATGTTCTTTGACGGTTTAGACCATCATTCTGATTCATAGCATAGGTATACGTCCATGTAGTACTGGTAGTGTAATAACGGTTTAATTGTGTACCTTGTGAATCCCTTACAACTATCTCGTACTGTTTAAAATAAGAACTGAAAGGTTTACCATTAACATTACCTGTTGGTGCATTCCACCCGATAATAAAATCTGTCTGTTCTGTTTGAGTATTGCCATAGTCATTATTTACAAGATGTAGATTACTGATTTCAGGCATTGTGAAATTATAATCTGGTACTACACCTGTTTGACTTACCTTATCTGATACAAAACCAAGATTGTTATATGCAGCAACGGCAAAATCATAGGCTACTGATTGGTTAAGGCCATAAAGTTCATACTCTGTTAGGTACTTACTCGTTTGACCAGCGATCAACCATGTAGTACTTCCACTTTGTCGGTAGTATGTATAATATCCCAATAGGTTAGGATCTATACTGGCGTCCCAATCCATTACGACTGTTAGTCCGTTGTTTGTAGTACCTTTGCGAGTCACCGAAAGATTAGAAGGTGGTTGTACACTTACTGCTTTAGCAATACTGCCAGTAACAGACCACACCCCAGGATCAGTCCCGTTATATACCCCATCTGCATACTCAACACATGTTAGGTTCACCATGCCTATACCGTCTTGTGTCATTACGATTTCTTTTGAAAGTACTCGAAACTTCTTGTTAGATAGTCCATATTCTGAAAAGCTAACTGTAATAACATCCCACGGTTTTAAATCCCAACCACTATCAGTAGTGAATGCTAAGGTATTAAGTAAGTACTTTGATTTTAAAAGTTCTTTGTTAGCAAGTTCTGCTACTTTCTGTTTATCGTAAATCCAGGAATAATCCAAATCATTTACGATAATACGTCCATCAGAATTAATTACATCGTCTTGTGTAATGTCACTTGGTAATCTTAAAACATCACTTGAATATGAATTATCAACATTCGTATAGGTGGCATCTATGGCGTTAAAATACTCACTCATACCGCTTGTTGCATAGGTCAATTCACCAAATATGGTATCTTCATTAAATGATGCTACTGAACTGGATGCCACATCCAGAGTTAAATACATCTTACCTGCGTGAACATAGAGAACACCACCAAATGACTGAAGAATACTTTCAATATTTGATTTATTCGATTTCTGATAATCGATTGCCCCGTTAGAATAATATCCGTACTGATTACAGTACTGTGCAATTGAACTAAAAGAATTTAAATCTATTACACTAGGATCAATACCCATTCCATATTCTGTATTTGTAATGAAATCATAAATCTGACTTGGTGGATTTGAACTTGCCCGTGTTACTCCATCGGTTAAATCATAAATCAATCGGCCTTTTATTTCTGCTGTAAGAACATAGTTATCATTAACCAAAATTGAATTTTCTAATGAATCCTGTGTTTTCTTGATTACAGTATGAACCTGTACAATATTGTTACCGTGGAAAGTACTATTCCATTGAGAACCTGCATATTGTGTAGCAAGGCTGGAAGTACCAGAATATGAATTACCAAAATAGACTTCTAATTGTAAGTACGGTTTGTATTTGTCTTTAAGTTTTGAATTACTTACCAGTCCTTCCGCTTCAATCGGATAGTCAAGTACTGGCTCATCATCGAAGTATATTTGGCTTATTAATGGCTGTACTGGCCCCATACATAATGCATGTGCAGTATATAAGTACTGGCTGTTATTATTCTGTATATTGTACCAGGGAACAATAGATCCCACCTTTATGAAACAACCATTATCCCACGAACTAAAATCTGGTGCTTCACCCCCGTACACGATTGGAAGTCCAGATGTCGGGCTTGTCGTTCGTGATAATGTTGTTGCACTATCTGTTGTTTGTGTACCCGACACTGCCGCCATCATTGAACTAGTTGCAATATAACTCGCTGCACCTGCGGCAATCCCTGCGGCAATAGCTAAAGACGCTCCGCCAGTCCATAGACTCGCTGCCACGGCAACCGCCATCACCACGGCACTTAGAATGCTACTAAAGCCACCCTTACCCATTTGTTACCTTCCTTAGTCTGTAAAACTTACCATCTTCCGTAATGGCTTTTTTGTTCATATAAAACCCCGTATGATCTTCAAGTACTGCAATATGTGCATTGTGCTGAAATACCGTTACATTAAGACCAGTACTAGCAACCCATATATCACCTAGTATTGGTGTTTGTACTTCATCGGAGTGTTGTTTTATTAATTCTTCAATTCCAGTAAATCCAATTGACTGAAATAGTTTTAATCCATCTTTTACATTGTCATATCCAAGATTGGCAGTACTCATATAGTCAGTACCGCAAAATAGATCAATCCATTTGAGTACTATCAAATTACAATCATTTTTGCCAATCTCATATGGATTATCCAATGCTTCATTTAATATATTAATTAGTCCTATCATCTCGATTCCTCATCATGATTTATACTTCCATGTTTGCTCTGCATGAAGGATACCCAATAAGGAAAAGAAATTATCACCTGGATGCATCGATTGATGTACTGAGTTAGCTGCTAATGTTTTTGGATCATTGTCTAACTTCTTCCAGATACTATTGATGTTAATTTCCAATTCATTCTTGATTGAATCATGCTGATTGTTTGCACTTGCACTAACATAATCGACATAGCCCGAATACATTGTTTGATATTCAAGTACTGAATTATCTGCTGGATTTAGTATCACCAACATAAAATTAACTTTTGCGTTCTGGTATGCCCCTTCTAATGCAAGTACCATATTGTCCTGTTCAATTCCTGATAGGGTAAAAGTTATACCATCGTTTGTTATTGATTTTTGTTCTGTAATATTAGGAAAACCATTATCCATAAAACCGGGATATGAAATGTACTGAACACCATTAATTGAAATATCTGTAAATCCATCATTCCAGTGCAATGGTGTGATTGATTTTGGCATTACATCAACGGCTATTACAGTACAACCAACTGATACTACTTCTGGTAGTGTAAGACTGGTTTTATTAGTTCCCCTGTGCATATTGTAATACTGCAACAGGCTTGCATTTGTATATGTAGTCATTGTTAGTACTCCGTTATTGTAAATATTCTGTTGCTTTAAGTTGAATACTCATTGCATTACCAACGGTTAAACTGTAATCGTTATCGGGATTCAACATAAATTGCCCTTCAATACCTTTGTACTTAATGATTTCACCAATAACGACATTCTGGCGTAGATTTGGAAATACACTGAGTACATTATTAGCATTGGAAATTACCCGATAAATCTTTTTATGGTTACTGAACTGAATCAAAGTACCCACTTCGACTGTATACCCTGATGCAACGGGTATTTGGTATGAACCTTTTGCACGGGCTGCTGTAGCCTGAATTGATTTTGTTTGTGTACCAAGATAGTTACCATAGAATCCAAGAGATAAATTAAATGGTCGGCCTTGTGAATATTGTGCAATGAATGCATTGTATTCTTGTAAGTACTTCTTTTCGAATTGCATTGTAAATTGTATTGTGTAGTACTGAATGCCAGTACTTCTAGTATGAATAACACCTGTCCATGATTGATTGGTGTATATTGGTTCCATCGATGTTACCTGAACATCAGATAGCTTTATATTATTTGTGAATACACTCATTTAGTACCTCCGTGTTATTGTATTTATGAAATAAGTAAGGGGCATATAGCCCCTTTTATTATGTATTTCGTTGTTGTGATTGCCTTACTGCCTGATTAACATTGTTTTTGTGTTTCTTTAACATTGCCTGGAATTGTGCATCATCTGATGAAGAACCACCTTGTACAACTAGTGGTGCGTTAATCACTGTTTGTTGTGTTGGTTGAGTACTTGCATTCTGGTTTTTATCTAGGTAATTATCCAACTTCTTAGCCTGTGGATTTGATAAAACACGTTCACCTTTCGCAAGGTTCCATGTGCCCTCATTGGGAATACTATCTATACCGTCGTGAGCCTGTCCCTGAATGTTAGTACCTTTGATAGTACTGATAATTCCAGCACCTAAAGACAATACCTGTGCATACATGGCAATGTTCTGTGGGAATGGTGTAGCAAGGGCTTCACTTAGTGCCTGCTGAATCTTGATAATACTGGTTGCTACGGCGACACCCTTTGATAATGCAAAAAAAGCCTGTGCTGCACCACTTGATTCACCGAATGCACCCGCCATCATGGTAGCCATGTCGCTGGTTGCTGTACTAATCATACCCATTTGGGCAATCTGTGTTTGGCTCTCAAGTTCTAATGTCTTACGTTGGTATGCACTTTCATAAGCTGATTTCTTCTGATTGTACTGTTCAACACTGATTAGTTTTTTACGGTTCAGATCTTCAAGTAATCCAAGTTCATTAGTATATGAATCCTTCAAAGTACTTTGTTGTTCTTTGATAGAATCTGCATATTCCTGGCTGAATGGGTTATCACTATTGTTAACACCAGTTGCTGATGAAACACGGTCTGACTGATCTTTAAGTACCTTCTGTGTCTGTTTAGGATTTAATCTGTTCCCGATAGCATCAAGATTAGCTTTTAGCTTCTCTGGATCACTTTCTGAAACCATCTGGTCAACCATTTCACTGAAAGCACGAGAACGTGACTTGTATTGTGCTTCTAAGTACTTAGTAGTGTCTGCTTCACTTAGGCCAAGTGTTTTAGCACTTTCACGGATCTTGCGTTCCATTTCATTTTGCTGGTAATCGAACTTAGCAAGCTGTGCGGCAACGGCTGTATCACCCATGTTTCCAAGTACAGCATTTAACTGTTGTTGTGCTTGAATACGTTTCTGTTCTGCTGCCTTTGCGGCTGCTGCTGCTTTATCGGCTGCTGCTTTTTGTTTTGCCAAATTAGGAGCATTCAATTCTGCTAGTTTTGCCTGATAATCAGAATCGAGCTTTTGAAGTGCTGCTGTCTGTGCTGCTACATCACCATTATATGCACTCTGTAAACTGTTTTTGATTTCTTGCTTTGTTTGCTGATAACGTTGATTGAGGCTGTCTAGTGTTGCCTGTGCCTTCTGTGTTGAAGTCTGAAAAGCTGCCATTCCCGCTTTTAAAGTGGCTGCTGATGAACCTATTGGTTCTTTTTGAATGTTTGTAATATCACTGGTTAATGTACTAACTTGTGCATCAAGTGCATTTACATCTGGTTTATTATTAGGATCAATTAAATGTGCGTACTGTGCTGCTGACATTGAAGCACCTGCCGCAAGGTTAGTTACTACTGGATTTTTTACCGGGCCAGTTGCATTTATTTTATTAATTGTTTCCAAAATACCAGCTAATGTATCTGCAACTGGTGAAAGAGAATCATTTAACCATTTTTGCCATGTATTACTTAATTCATTAGTAGCTGCATCATATCGTTTGAAAGCTGCAATTTGGTCTTCAGTCATCGTTACTGTTTGTTGGCTTAAACTATTTTGATAGTCCTGTTCTGTATTAAACTGTTGAAGTACTGCTAACCTGCTGGTTGCATCATTACCAAGCGTTTCAAACATATTAACAAGTTCAGAATTTGAATAACCCTGTGCTTTTGCTGAGAAATAAATTTTCGAATATACATCTTCACCCGCACTTGCCATCTTCTGAAGTTCAAATATATTCAATTTTAAAGGCTGAATAACATCTGTTAACATACTCCCTGCATTATTAAACAGAGCATCTTGTAACTTATCCTTCAAATCCTTCTGTTGATCAGCGATGTTATCGAGTGTTAGACCAGTTTGTCGGTACACATTAGCGAGTTGTTGTAACTGGCTTGTTGACATACCACTTTTACTAGCTGCTGCAATAATTTCCATTGCTTTTTCTGCTTGTTCACCTACTTTAACGAAAGCAGCACCCATCGCTGTAGCAACTGAGCTAGTAGCAAGCATTACCGGATTAAGGCTGGTAAAGCGACCTATCATGTCACCAATGCCACCACTTACAGTACTGAACACACCACCTGAATTTTTCCCGAAAGTACTCAAGGCACGTTCTGATTGTTGAAGTGCCTGTACTAATCCCTGAGAATTACCAGTAATATTGAATACTAATTGCTGATTTTGATTTGGTTGTGCCATTACTTACCACCCATTAATTTCTTGAAAGCTTCTACTTCGCTTTTCTTCTTATCTTTCTGTTTTTCTTCTTTTGATTTAAGAATGTTGTAAAAATCCCAATCTTCATAACTTGCATTTTTGAAAGCACTTTCACTAACATTACCGGATGATTTCAGAATCAAATCACACAAGACGGCAAAACGTAATTGTTGAATGTGTGCTGAAGTAGGTTCAATGAATGTATCGAAAACATATAAGGCATCGAATAAATCAGGTTCATCTGGTAATTCACCTGATCTAATCATCTGCCTTAAACAAAAGCGTACATGGTTATTGCTTCTTACTTTTTTTCAATATGTTCTTCAACTGTTTGCTCAACTTTGAACATTTCATTGATGAATTCAATAATCTGTTCATTCATCTGTGATAAGTACTTCGAATCTATTAAATCTAAGTCTTTTTCTTCAAATACAAGTACTGCATTTTCATCACATATGCAGTACAGAATATTTGATACTACATCCTGGCATTTCTGCATGTTTTGCAGTGATGGTAGACGAATGAAAAGATCCATATCTACATCAAGCTGTACCTTCCTCGTTTCAGGTTTAAGTGCTTTTAATAGTTCTTGCTTATTCATATTATGCACCTGCTGTAATCACGGCTGTAGCTACTGCACCACCATCAATACCAAGTGTGAAATCTTTTGTGATTACCTGATCTTTATCACCTGCAATTGTAGATTTACTAACAAAACAGTTATAGGTAACACTGAAACCTTCTGTTTTAGTTGCATCAGTAAAATAAGATAATTTAACCTGAATACGTGACTGGTTTTCTGCTGCGGTTTCTAATTGTTGATGTACTGCATCATCTGGTAGATAGTTTACAGTTAATGTAATGTCGGGAACATTTTTAGTACCCAATAGTTTACGGTCATATGCTGAGTTGAAAGATTTAACAGTAATGACGGTACTTTCCGCACCACTTGTTGTAAAACTTGCAACTTCAGGTACTTCTACAAAATCAGTTGCTTCGGTTGAACCTGCTGTACCAATCTGTACTAGGATGTTAGCACCAGAGAAAATATCCATTGCCATATTTAATTCCTTTTTATAATTTGGCGGTACTTCCTGTACCGCACTGTGTTTATACTAATATTATTTATTGTTATATTTCGGTACTGGGAGGTTGTTCAGTTACTAATGTTTCATCATCTTCTAAAACATCATCAGCCAACACACATCGCCAACTACCATCTGATTTTACAGCCCAATATTGTGTATTATCGTTCATATGTATATCCTCCTATATCAATATATGCACCACCATCTGGTGGTGTGTTATTCCAATAATAGTATATGTAAGGATATGCCAATAAAGGAACTTCAAATATACCTTTGCCGTACTGTGCAGTATGAACCATATAATTACCACTGCGTGAAACAACCCATACTACATATCCAGAATAAGATGTAGTATTAGTTACACATACTCTTGTTCGTATAGCTGTTGATGGGTTTAATGTGTTTGCAACAACTGATGTCGAAGTATTTGCCGTTCCTGCGGCTAATACACGACACGATGACCCCCAGTTATCTTCATAATTACAATTACCATTACTACAAAATTCTGGGATGACAGCATTAGCAGATGTTGATCTAAAACTACCCAAATATCTTCGAGTACTATCGCCTGTTTTGATTTTTGCAGGTTTTGCATAATCAACTGGAACTGTGGTTGAGTATTCAATAGCAGGTGTACCAGCATTATCATAAAGATATATATGATACCATGTTGATGCAGTTGTAGAACTGATTGCTAATGTAATATCACTAGTTACTTCTAAGCTTCTTCCCAATCCAGGTATGTAAGCTTCACCTGCATGTACTGTAATTGATGTAGCTGAAACAAGTATATCTAAACCATAGATAGTCCGTTTATTAGAAGTTGTAATATCAAATGATGTAGTACTGGTACTTGTACCACGAGAATCAATTACATCAATTTGAGGTACTATTGCCCCATCTATTGTAGTTCTTGCACGTAGTTTAACTGCTGCATAATCAGCACCACCAACCTGATACTTACTGATTAAGTCACCACCATATACAACTGTTCCGGCTGATGGTGCCGTAGTATCAGCGTTAATGACATTAAAGTTTGTACCAACTGCTGAGAAAGAACCCTTAACACGGATTACCCAAATACCCACGGCTGAATTCATACGAATTTCTGTAGTAGAATCACGTCCATATACTGCACTGGAACGTGACGCTTTAAAATCATATCTACTTGGGAATGCACCACTTCCAGAAGTAGTTAAACCAAATAAATTCCAGTACGTTGTTCTGTCATATGTAGAGGCAAAAGCTCCAGTTAATCCACTTTGTTCTATCAAACCACTACTTTCAGCAACTTGTCTTACAGTACCTTGAATATCCGGTGCGGCGTTTTGTTGCATCTGACCTACTGTATAAGTACCGGAACCATCACCACGCAATACAGGGGCTACATAAGAACCACTGTACGCACCATTAAGATCAGGCATACGGAAAGTAGTAGAACCATCACCTGTAGAGTACTTAGCTCTTTCAGTTGCTGAACCAGTCCATGTAGCATCAGTAGTTGAACTTAGTAATCCATTACTGATAGCACTCCATATATCAGGATAATCAGCACGGTTTAAAAGCTGTCCATCTGCTGGCAAGCATCCTGACCACATTGTGGCACGAGTACCAGCGAACCAGCTTACAGCACCGATCTGATTGTTCATTACACCGTTAAGACTTGGGCCACCACTTCCACCCGCTGAAATGGCAGATTGTAATTGACGTAATGTAACAGCGTCATAATCACTTTGAGCATCTGCACCTAATTCAAGACTTCCACTTAAAGCGGTTAAATCTGTAATATCGCTGTTAATACCTAATTGTGCATATTTGGCATCGGATTCGTTTTTCGAATACACATTTAAGTTAGTTCTTGCTTCTGTTGCATCTACATCAGATAGATTATTTGTAATTGCTAATGAACCAGTATCAGTACTTGAAAGGGTAATATTACCTGATAGTGAATGACCATTTATAGTTAATGTACTTGGTACTGCTTCTGATTTACTATATACATCAAGATTAGTTCTTGCTGTTGATACAGAATTCAAATCAGATAGATTGTTTGAAATTGCCAATGAACCAGTATCAGTACTTGTTAATACAATATCAGTACTTAAAGCATGACCATTAATAGTTAATGTTTTTTGTACATATGAACTATCAGTTTCTTCTTTTGAATACACATCAAGATTAGTTCTTGCTTCTGTTGTATCATTCAAATCAGATAGATTATTTGCAATTGCAAGTGAACCAGTATCAGTACTTGATAATACAATATCAGTACTTAAATCATATCCATTCACTTTGCGTGTCATTGGTGTAAACGTAGCATTAATTTCTGATTGTTCGGGGATCTTCGTCCAGGATGTATCACTGTTCTGTACGTAAAGATGTGGTGTGCCAAGTGAATTACCTACAATCTTAAGAGTATCAGTACCATCAACCCATGCAGTACCGTACATATCAACACCAAGGGGATTCTGTTCCTGCAATGCTGGTACTTTGATTAGGCTGTTTCCGCTTGGTGTACTTGATTCATAATGAGGTACTTCTAGGCCATTTGAACCTAGGCCAAAATCACCCCATGAAAGATTAGGCAAGTCTTGTGTAGTACCCCTGCTTACCACATCTTCTGCTGTGAAAGTGTATGAACGGTCAAATACTGCATTCTGATCACTTGAATCTGAATAGGCAGTACAAAAACCTGCGAGAATAATGTAGTGCTGGTCAAGGGATTCATCAGATTCATATAGACTTATTTTAATTTGAAATTTTTCACCATCACTGAACCTATCTAGTAAGTACTGGTGAGAAAGATTATCCGGTACATAGTGAACAACGATAGATACCGAATTAATATTCATACTTCCAGATATAATCTGTGTGTATTCGTCCTGATAGGTTTCAATACTGGTATTATCACTGTTAATTGTTACTGTTGGGAATTCAGCAAGGTTATCAATTTCTACATATCCAACACTGTTTACTGTCGTATTAAACGCATCGTTGTTGTAGAAGATCTTTGTTCTGTTCCCTAAAAATATTCCTGACATATAATCACGTCCTTGTTATGTAATTTATTTGTACTGTTAACATGATTGTATTTATGCCACTGACTGGATCAATATCTTCAGTACTGCTAACAATACTGTTACTCGATACATTCACACCTTCAATCACGAATGGTTGATTTACAATACTCACAACCTGATTCATTATAGTAAGGCAATCCGTAGCAGATTTAGATGTACATGAAATATCCATTTGACATTGTGCATTCTGAATCTTGCTAAAGTTATCCTGACGTTGTTCTGTAATGTTAGTAATTAATAATGCATAACTTCTATCTTCTTGTTGTTTTAGTGGTTCACGTATAACCAGACCATCAGAAGAAAGGAGATCGTAAACATGATTTTTTATTGTTATTATATTCATGCTTAGATCTCCCGATAATAGACATTAACGATTCCTGATAAATCGTCGGATATGTCATAGATTTGATAGTTTTTATAGTTATATGTGAAAGTATCTTCTAGGTTTACAATACCTTGTTTAGTACTGAAATACATTTGTTCTGTTTGAATTAAACCATCTGTACCATCGATTACAATTTGTTCTTGTTCAAATATTACTGTTATATCAGTACTACCATTTATACTTATTGTTTCACCAAAATAATCAAGAAGAGCAGTTACTTGTTGTTTGGTAAATGCTCTACTCATATTAATTACGCCGTGATAGTAATAGTATGGAATGCTTCTGGACGTGTTACTTTAAAGTCGATAGTTGACCAAGTACGAACATACATACCTTTTTTAGCACGAGCGGTTGTAGTATCAGAATCTAATTCTAAATCACCCCATGAAGCGATTACGATATTAGAGAAATCACCCATTACAACAACACCATCAGCTACTAAATTACTTACTACTACTGGAGTAGAACCAGCCAATACCATGTTATCACCAGTGCCTTCAAGCAAGAACTTAGCGTTGGTGTTACCTTTAACAACTACCTTACGGCATAGTGCAGCCATTGCAGGTGACATAACAGCAACAATATTTGCTTCAGAGACATTGTTAGTACCAAGAGTTGCTAAACCGTCAATAACGGTATCATAATCAACCGCTGTTACATCAGTATTAGAACCAGCTTCGGCAACTACTTCAGCCATTACTAATTTTTCTAATTTATTTGCTGAACCTTTTAGAATTGCATCACTTACAAAACGTTCTGCCGCTGATGCAGATTTTTGCATGATGTGAGTTAGGTATACAGAACCTGTGAAATCACGAGGTACTAAGTCAATAGAACCAAATGATGGATCAGCTTCTACACCTGCACTATCTTCATTCACAAAACCGAATGAATCAGTAAAATCACCGCCCAAGTAAGGGATACTTAAAGTACCGTTACCTTCCAAGCCAGAAATAACCATTAGGTTAAATTTAGCTAAGATTGAATTTGCACGTAGTACATCTACGTAACTATCATATTTAATAGTTTCTTGAATAAGAGATGCACCAGTTGTTGAACTAACAGCACGTAATGCTGATGCAGGTACGATCGCACCACGTTCACCCATTTCTGTTTGAATCTCTGTTCCGTCAACGAAACTACGAATTAATTGTTTTAAAGAAAATTCCATTTTATTATCTTCCTTGATATTGTTATTAATATTTGTTAATTGACGTTTGAAATCTGCAACACTAATTCCTTTAGAGATTGCTTCTGTTACATCGACTTTTAAAACGCGAGCCATTCCCTCAAGTTCAGCAATACGTTCTTGTTCTTCTGTTTTATTTATCATTTCAGAATCTGGTTCTGATCCAGCTTCCTGTTCGATTTCAGTACCTTCAGATTCAGTACTATCATGTTCTGCTACTTCGTCTGGTTCAGTACTTTGTTCCTGTTCGGTTTCAGTACTTTCAGATTCTGATTCAGCTTGTGCTTCTTCCGCTTCAGATTGTCCCTGAATCATTTCAAGTAATTCAGGACGGTTTAATATTTCTGCATATAGTTCTTCGTCTGATACATCTAAAGCACGGCCTACACCTACTAGATCATCTGCTGGTACACTAACCATACTGATCTCGTAAGGCATCCAGCTTGTTACTAATAGGTCTTGTCCTTCGATTCTGTAATCTAAAATTTCATATCCTACTGATACTTTTGTTAGTACTTTCTCCATTACCATACGGTACTTTTCATCAGCTTTTTCAGTACATGAAAAGCGAACCAATGCACGACCTACTTTGTCTTGATCAATACTGGCAATCTCGACAACACCAATTTGATGATCAAGATTGTGATTGAATAGAAGTGCTGCGGAGTTGTTTAGACGTGTTAAATCACAATTACCTTGCCCGTGTAGTAATATTTCATTATATTCTTGCCCGTTGATAATTCTTGTAACTGGCGATTCAGAACTAAATGAAAGCATTACAGTACGAGTATCATCAGGTTGTACTGTTGTTAGGTTCATCTCCCTGGTTTGGGTTTTGTTGAATTCCATTTTCTTCATTTTCCTTTTTAATTTCTGCGAATACCTTCTCTGGTTCGCCTCCCATATCTAATATGATTTGAGTTTTTGACATAACACCCATTTCCAAATACGTTTGTCTTTCCTGTGCATCACGTTGTGGATCAATACTAATATGTTTAACTGGTATATATCTTGCCTGAGATAAGTTTGTATATTCACTGAATTGTAGTTTCAATGTATTTATCGTCATCATATAATTTGAAAGCCAGCGTTGGTATAATGGTTTAAGTACTTTTGTTATCATGACGTTTGAACGTGTTTTGAAAGTACTTTGCTGCAACTTGTCAGATAGTTTACTTGCTGAGAAACTTGCATTACTTGTATCCATAGTTAGATTCTGTTTACTTATGTTTAGTCCCATAGCTACCTGTGTCATTAATTCACTAATGAATGTATCAATTTGATCTACACCACTATTAGGATTAATTGTTTTAACATCCTGACCCGGATTCAGTTCGAAGATTGCCCCGGGTTCATAATATTCGCTGTAACTGGCAGTACTGGTATTCTCATCAATCATCATATTGTCAGTATTGGAATTTGTTATAAAGCCCATACTACTGGCTGAAATCTTCTTCTGAATTAGAGCGGCTTCAATAAAAGTACTCAAGTCTTTTAGATTCTCTGCAACACATAACAAATCAGGTATACCCCGTTCCTGTCCTGCAAAGTCTGGAATATAGTAGTGAATGATTTCATCTGCTGGGATACGTTCATAAGTGCTGTAATCTACGAGATAGGTTACAGGATTATAACGACATACATAGTAAGCAAGTGGTTTACCATACTGATCGAATTCAATACTATTACTGATGTATGAACCACCAGGTAATAGACCAACCTTGGATGAACTTAACCTTGCCGCGTCAATGATTTCTACTTTCATATCCTTATGAATACGGATAAAGCATTCACCATCTACTGCTCTGGTCTTTTCAACCAATTGCTGAAACAAATCAATAGTAAGTTGTCCGTTAATACTGAATTGTTCTGGATCTTCCGCCCATGTATAGAAAAGCTGTTCTAATGCATTCCCTAAATCTGGATTTGCTGAAATTGGTGTAGGGCGAATTGTTATACCGTCTGCACCAGTCACCCCATCGGCACACTGAACTACATAGCGTTTCGCTACTGGATTGTTAACGGCTAATTCGCGTGATTTGTTCCGTGCTGGTGTTAATACATAACGTAATACCTGATTGATGTTAGTACTTGATACACCACCAATACCCAAATCGATAATAGGACGGCGGATTGCATCTATTTCACGTTTCAATTGTCCAGTAATCTTCTGTACTTGTAATTTTCTTACCTGTTCTGGTGGTTGTGGTTTCTTCCTGAAAAAATTAAACATCAGTTGCGACCCTTCTTCAAAATTGTAATTGATTTAAAAATTCCGGCTGAATTCTTTTTCTGTAATCTATTTATTCTTTCAATGAATAGTGCTCTTAATTTATACAACGAATCTATACTGTCATTCACAATTGTTTTGTTATTGATGGTAATTTGTGTAGTTGCATTCTTAGCACGGTTTTCAATTATTGAATCTATTTCTTTAACCATCATTTTTGCATAAGATAGTTCATCTGCGGATTTCATTGGATCAATTACTGTAATGTTGTTTATAGTAATAGTACCGTTATTGTTTAATACATATGCAAACGTCCCTTCTTCCCAAGTACTGGTGTCAATTGTTTGTGTGGTTTGTATGTCTTCTGTATTGGAGTACTCATATAGTGTTTGGTTACTGTTTCCTATTTTCAGAGTACTGGAAGCTGGGATAGCTTCAATGATAGTTTCCCCAATATATATTGTTTCCTTCATTTTTATTATTTCTTCCCTAACCAGTTACTTTTTCGTCTTGTCGTTGTTCGAGACTCTGGCTTATTCTCATTGTATTTATCATTTGTTTGATTAGATTTATATATTCGTAAATCTTTGAAACCAACACGACTAAGACAATAGTTCATAGCGATCATTGCATAATTCAAACAGTCCAGCGTTTCATTACGTTTAATTCCTTTCTTTATTATCCAGCGTAATGAATCACCTTTTCTTTTAAGTTCTTCACTGGTTAACTGATCAAAGTAGTCATCTGGAAGGGTACTGGAAAAGTGTAATTGCAATGGTAGCTGGTCTGCTTCTTCCGATAGTGCTCCATTAAGTAGACGCCTAACTGTTGTTTTCCCTTCATTAACGTTAAGTACTAACAGATTGTGTCCACCAGTACGGGATTCTTTGAATAAATCACTGGTAGTACTACTTGATCCTTTGATCGCCCTGAACAGTTTCTTACCTGCACAAAAGCGGTATATGGTGTTACTCGCGTTTCCGTTACTGCTATCTACAAAGGCACAAAGTACTTTTATCTTGCGTCCACTGACTGTACGGAAATCTGCGTTTACATAGGCTTCAAGTTCCTGATAGGCCTTTGCCGTGTACTTGGTACAATCGGGGCTGAAGAACGAGCGATGATCCACCACCCAAACATGATTTTCAGACCATGCAAGCGTTGTACACTCAAGGCGGTCTAACTGCTGGTCTATACCCATTGTGATTGCTAGTGCATCATCGGGTATGCTCTTAACATCGAATTCTTCGCGTAGGTTTTCCAGTAACAGAGAATCAATTTCCTGATTCATCTGGTCATCGTAGGGTAAACCTAAATCATTGTTATAGAATGATTGTAGGTTGAATTCGTAGTGTGCAACGGCAAATGACTGTACTAACTTCTTAATCGTTGTTATTGGGCTGTATAGGCGTGATATGTGAAATCCGGCAACGTCTTTAACTTCTGGATTAGTAGCAATCCATCGCCCATGTTTTACTATCCGTGCCCGTTCTGCCTCTGTTATCTCATGTTCACACTCTGGACAAACTAACCGGGCTGTATCTTCATCCGGTAGTGCTCGTTTGCCATTGTTGATTTGCTTAAATTCGAACCTGACATTTTCCCATTCAAGCGTATGTTCATGATTGCAATGAGGGCATGTTACGAAGTACTTTCGCTGGTCTGATAACTGGTACTCAGTACATATCAAGTCATCAGGAAGTTTTGGAGTACTTGCACACATGACCAAGCCGTCTGTAAAGGTGGCTGCCCGTTGTTCTGCCAGTCTTAGCGGATTACCTTCATCACCTTCTTCAACGTTACTGATTTCATCAAGAAACAAACGTTTGATTGTTTTACCACGCAAAGTACTTGCGGCATTTAGGTTCAACCAGTACAAGAATGTCCCGTCTACAAGTTGCGTCTGATCGACGTTATTGCTGAATGATTTATTATTTTTGTCTGTTAGTAATCGATTGAGTACCGGGCTACGTTGTACAACGTTATCAAACTTTCCGGTTTTCATTAGCTTTACTTCCTTACCAGTCGAGGACGCCACAGCCATATTGGAGGGATCGACGGCCATGAAATACATTGCGGCGTTTAACATGACTGTTGTTTTTAATAATTGAGCTGAACTCTGTAATACTACTTTCCGTATTTTTGGATTTGTTATTATGTCTAATGGTTCTTTCTGGAATTCAAATAGGCGTACAAATTGCCCTGCCATTGGCCCATCTGGAAAAGTAACATTATTCTGTACCCAATCACTGGGTTTCATCTTCCTTGGTGGTAATATCATCTTGATCGACTTCTTCAAGATTGATTGTAATTTCTTGCTGTTCATCTAATTCTTCCGTGAATTCGTATTCCTGATTTCCTATTTCGTTTAGAACATCATCAATAATATTTTGTAGAAGTACTTTTAGTTCTAATGCATCCTGGCATTCGAACAATTCTAGGTAGTACTTCTGTGGTATTGAGCGTAGGTAGTTCTTCAGCTGGCTGAAGTACTCTGATAATGATTGTTCCAGATAGGATAGTTCGATTAAGTTACCAAGCCTCTGTTCAAGCTCTATCTCTGCTGTTGCTGCCTCTGCTGCCATTTTTCGTAGTTTTTCTTGTTGTATCTGTTCCTGTACGCTGGTGTTACGCAATGGCTTAAGTATGTTCTCTACAATCCATGCTCTTGCATTGTCTTCGGTATCTTGGGGCATTCCCTTTTCTACCCAAAAGCGTACTGTACTTTCATCATAGCCGTACTCACGTCCAAGTTTTGTTCTGTTGATTGTCATATATGGTTCCCCCTATCGGTTATTTATCGTTAACGTGACGGGGAGGTTTGAAAAATGAATAAATTTTTTAAAGGCCGAGCTGCGAAACCTCTCGATGAGAATTTTCTTCCAGAGGAACCATTATAAACTAATATTATTGATATTCGAATAATTTCAATATGAAACTATAATTATAAATAAGAGTTGTTAAAGTTCTCTATTAATTCCCCGATAACTATTTATCTATAAACACATAAAGGATGCAATAATGGTTACCAAAGTTACTACTGTTAAAATTGAATATACTGTTATATATGATGAGGTTACAAATGATGTTCAAGTTATTACACCACATAAAGGGTCAACGGGTTCCCATGGTGTAAATGTAGGATCTGCTGTTCAGACACATAAGCCTGTTCCAACAATCAAGGTCGATTTATCACAAGAAGATGGTGGATCAGACGTTGCTGACTTTATCAAAGGAAGATTTTAATATATAGTTAAAAACCCATGCTGACGAATACTATCATGCATGGGTATTTAAGTAATATAAGTATAGTTTTCTTCCAAGCATTGAAAGTTCATCATCTCCACACATACTCTATTCCAGGTTAACAACTTAGGTCATAGTTCTACGGCTTAAAGGTTTCAGTACTTCCTGAAAAATATGTAGTTTTACCTCTCTTGCAACCTACCTGTATCTTACCTTGTCAAAGTGGCCTCTATAGGATTAAACTGAATACTTACAGTTCTCTACTTTAGTGCTACTTAATATTAAGCACTACAGGCTGAATTATCACTAGTGTGGATAAAAATTAATGAATAAGTTATCTCTTTTTGTTTTTTTTATTTTCATCAGTTTGATTCCAGTAAAATCCTTTTCTCTTACTCGTGTTGACTGGAATTATGAGGAAAACGGTCCATTGTGCCCATATATGGGTTATGGTATGTGTATTTCTCTGAAGTATAGTGGTGATATCCAAGAGGGTGATTATAAAAAATTAAATGACTTTATAACTAACATTTCAAAATTAAATCCAAAAACCAGGATCGGTGTTATTTATTTAAACTCTAATGGTGGAGACCTATATGAATCATTTATGCTAGGAAAACTAATTAGAGAGCATAAAATACAGGTAGTCATTCCTATGAATAGTCACTGTTATTCATCATGTGTATTTGTTCTTGCTGCTGGTGTAGGTAGACTTTCTTTTGGTGATGTTGGTATACACTCTTTTTATTCAGTTAAAACACTTGACAAAAATTTTAATTATGATGAAGAAGATAAAGTTTACCAAAAAACACTTAATGACATACGAAACTACCTTAATTATATGCGTGTATCACAAAAAATAGTAGATATGATGTTAACTGTACCATCATCTAATTTGCATATTTTATCTTCAGATGAACTAAAGGAAACCGGTTTACTTGGTATAGATCCATTATTCCAACAATATCTAGTATCCCAAGGAATGTTAAAACCCCCTAAAGTAATACAATAGTACTCATCCCCAATGAGGCACAAAGAGTCAAGCCACCCAATACGCCACATGGGGATGAGCAATTAGATTATATCAAAGACGCTATGTAAATCATATACTGATGGAGTATTATATAACAAAGAATATAATCTTCTTGTTCGATTATGGAGTAATTGATGAAAGTAAACAGAATTCTAATCGGATTAGTCATTGTACTATTATTGGTAGCTATTATAGCTTTTGCTAATGTACTACTTAATCAATATGCAGGACATGTTATGGAATGGGGTAGTGTTAGTGATTGGTTAAGTTCTCTATCAACATTCGGTACTTTGATTGTTGCTGGTATGGCTTATAAGAAAGCACCCGAATGGATAAGTCAGAAACGCTATGATATTGTTCATAGTATTATTGATGATCTTATATATACCAGCATGGTAGACCTTGCCAATAAAGATTTTCATTTAATGGTTAAACTCACACATTTCACCAGTGATCTACAGAGTTGTCTTAATGAGGATAGAACAGCATTGAATTCACTAGATGAAAATTTTGACTATCTTCAAACAATATTTTTTGAATTTACCAATTTATCATATTCAATTGTAGGAAAGTTTAATTCCGTAAAAAGATATAATTATTCCCTAAGTACACATTCAGAGAATATTATAGGTAAAATTAAGTTAAGAAGTGATATGCATAGACAATACTACAGCGATATCTATGGATTGAAAACTGAAGTAGCTATGTATATTCACGCAGACAAAGATTCTAAAAAACCGTTAGCTGAAAAATTAATTAATATTTCAAAAAAACTTAGTGATAACCATATGAAATTATATAGCCAAATAAATGAATTAATCAAAAGTAATAGACCTATTGATGATTTTATTATCAAAAACACTTAGTATTTATTGTTGTGATTATGTCCAGAAACTTAAGTTAAGTACAAGTACTGGACATTGTGATTATTTAAATTTTGTGGGTATAGCTATGCCGTATGCCAGAAAAAAGACAAAAGCACCATTATATATGGATTTATAGGCAAGTGTATCTAAATATACTCCAAATACTGTATTAGTAAATTCACCACCAAATCTGAATATACATACTTGGATGGCAGAAAACAGAGTAACAAAAATAGCATAACACATATATACAGTAAAATTAGCATAACGATGTACAAAGAGCTTACCAATATATAGTAATATACCTACAATAATTGATACAGTATAATATAGTACTGGAGGCCATATTGAATCTGTTATTATAATGTCATTATAGGTCATTTGGTTTTCTCTTTCGCTTGTTCTAATATTTGATTCTGTCTTATTTGGTACATCTGGTAGCCAGTAGCACTAGTACCTACTCCATCAACCAACATATTAGGTACTGCTACTGTTTTCCAACCACGAATAAAATCAGATCTTATATGTCTGAACAGTGACCAGGATTTTTCTCTCGATAATAATGACAGCTTCCCATAGTTACTAACTGTTAGTCCGATATCTACCGTGCCATATATCAGGTCAGCAGTGTTATTAGAGCCACCAAATTTACCTACTGTATATCTGTACGCATCTCGCACAGTACCGGAAGTACTTTCTTGGAATAACAGGTAATAGCCATTTTCATAAAAGTTATTAAGGCCTTGAATAATGTTCGGTGAACCATACCCGGCACAGGCTGTTCCAAGACTTTCAGTACAGATCCCTATCCCGCCCATAACCTGTGCAGTCGCAGCCACAAAACCAATTCTTGCCAGTCTGATATTTGTATTTCTTTGTTCTTCTACCTTTTCAATGATCGCATACATTCGCAATTGCTGCGTCATCAGCATGGTTTCTTGTTTCTTAAGGTACTCAATGTTGCGATCGATTTCAGCGATACCGTACCGCCAGGACATACAGTTGGTTGTGATATCTCGTTTCAAACTCTGAATGAATACTTGCTGTTCATATACAAAATCTTCTGAAGTACTGAACATGTAGCGGCTTGCCAGTTGACGGGCATAACTTTCAAGTTCTTTGGCCTTGCGTTCAAAATCGCCCTGATCCGGGTTATGTAGTGGCATGGTGTGTAACCTCCCTTTTGCGTCATTAAAACACTGGTAGGCAATCAGTCAATAGGATTAGTACTAGTTTCAAAGTACTAATCGGGTAATTCACTGGTTATTATTTGTACGAAAATCACGCCCAAACAAACATAGGTTCATTGGCTTCTTCATCAGTATCAAATACGCATATGTAACCTAGCCTGGATAGGCTTGATAAAAGTTCATGACAATAGAATGATTCATAGCATTCTGTACGGCCTAGTGGCATCACATCTTTTGTGAATCGTGTCCTGTTCGTTGCGTTTTCGTTGTGAATGATTTGTTCATCAAAGAAGTAACCAATGTTTTTTGTTTTGTGGCGATATAGTTTAATTGATTGGATTTCAAAGTACTTATTACCCTTCTCTAGCTGCTTTATTCGTTGTTCAATGTTGGCACTATAGCCTAGTTTTATGTAGTGCTCTTTGGTGAAAATGTTAATTATAGTAATCATGTATAGGTATTGTTCCATCATGTTCTTCTCCTCATTATTGAGGCAATAAATAGTTTGCATACATGGGGCGGCCTTCGGGCTGCCTTTTTATTGCCTTGTAGTGGTCAACAAAAACTGGCCACCACTTTAGAGTTTTTCCAGAACAATCGTTCTGATTCATTCGGCGTCAGACCACCGTTATATTGATGAGGCCTGAGCTGGCTGTAATATCCCGTTATGTAATTCGTTATCGCTGTGCTGGCTTCGCTAAAATTAGCGTATCCATTATCCGGCACCCACTCCGATTTCAGACTTCTGAAGAATCGTTCCATCGGGCTATTATCCCAACAATTTCCCCGGCGACTCAGACTTTGTTTTATCTGATATCTCCAAAGTAACTGCCTGAAATTTCTGCTGGTATAGTGGCTACCTTGATCCGAGTGATACATCAAACCAGCGGGATTTCCTCGCGGTAGCCTTTTTTAATATATCCCTTTCCATTTCAACGCGTTGAAGTCTTTTCTTCAGCTCGCGTATTTCAATCTGTTCAGGCGTCATGGGCGAAGCTGTGGGAGATTTTCCCGCTCGCTCTTCTTTCAACTGGCGAACCCACTTATCCATCGTAGATTTGCCGACATTCATTGCCGTGGCAGCGGCCACAACAGTGTAATGCTGATCGAGTACAAGCTGGGCGGCTTCGAGGCGAAACTCTGGGCTGAAATTACGTCTATTACGTCCGGTCATAATGTCACCTGTTTTTGACTATGAGGCGATGATATCACCTCTATTCAGGTGGCCAAATTCAGTGTGCCACTACACCTGTTGTTTTTCTTTTGAGTAGGTGTCTACCTTAGGATCTCTTTATATAAGAATAATTACTTCCTAAGGTAGACACTTTCATAGTTACATACGTAACTGGTTTAGTTTTTCTTTCAATCCTACTAGTGACTGATTCACTTCCACATGCTCGGTAGTGCGTCGGATGTAGGCTGGCTTGTCGAAATGAAGCCCCGTTAGTGACAAATGAATGACTTCACACGCACTAACTCTAACACCGTTAACCCTGATTTGTTCGCCCTTCCCTAGTGTGATGTAGCGTTCAAGAATCGCCTTAGCACCCTTGGAACTTGAGCTAACTAGATTGCTTCCATCCTGAACTACTGCTTTCTTCCACAATGGATGTTTAAGCATCATTGTCTTGTCACCTGCAAAGTACTCGTTAAGTACTTTTATGATAACGGCATCAGCAATATCACGAATCTTAAAGCTATCAAGGTATGTATCAGTTCCTATCATTCCAGCGATTAATTCACGAATTGTGTTACCCGTAGGGAAGTACTCCGCGTCAACGTGAGCACGATAAAAGTAGGTGCGATCCTCTATAAATCCCTCCATGAGTGATTCAAAATCAGTAGGTCTTAAGCCCTTAGCGAATAGCTTTTCAACGCTTTCATGAGTAGTGTTATACAGCTCTGTAACGCTTTCTGAGGGCTTCACATTACCCGCAATAGCATCAGCCATATACTCTCGGATAATCGCGTTCTCGGCCTCTATAGCCTCTTCCTTTACCTTCTTTGACGTGTCGTTGATTACTCTCTCATTCTCTCCGTCACCATCAATGAAATGAATAGGATTAACAATGAAATCATACTTACTAAGTGCTTCACTCAATAAATTGAAATCGTTAGCAAACTCTCTTCTTTGGTGTTCTGTGTAGTTGAAATCAATACCTGTATAGGAAACATGAAATTCTCCATCATGGAAGTACACCATAGATCCCGCTATATCTTTGCGGTACTGGTTAGTGAATGATTGTTTTGCTTCATCTGTGTGAAGTGCGTCATATGTTACCTGAAGCATGTCTTTCATGATTTTGGCATCATTTACCACTGCATTACGATTGAAGATCCCTACTTCTATTTGTTCCGAACGTCTCAAGTAGTATGTTACATTCTTCAAGTCGGATACTCTACGGAAACGGTTTGTAAACTGTTCAATACGTGCCGGGTGTTCGTGACCAACAATGATCACATCAACTTCATCAAGCTTGTTGATGATTGAAAGTCCTTCAACTATTGAGTACGTACCAAAAAGTACATCATGGTTCATTTCTCCAGTAACAAAGAGATCGATTACTTCCTGGTTGTTCTTCTTATCCGCATTCACTGTTAGACCATTACGTAAACACATCTGATTTAGTGATTCACATTGTGCCTTATCATTGATAAGTACAATCGTCTTACGTGTACCTTCATTTAACTGCTTCAATACTAAATCCAGTGGGTTGCTTGTAACTACTGTGTTGAGTATCTTCCGTGCCTGTGAAGGTTTGTAGATGCGATAGGTTTTGTTAAAATCAATACCACTAAAATCTTCGGCTTCTGCTGTACCAGACATCATGATCACACTTTTGAACAATGGGAAAGATGCAATCAGCCGATTGATAACCATTGCTTTGTAATCATAATCAAGGAAGAATCCATGTACTTCATCAATTACTAGTGTTTTATCTTTGAAGTATTCTTTGTTTGGATGATTGTTGATTGTTTCAATCTTGTTCCATGTACATATCCCTGTACTAAAAACATCATTATCACCATTGAATGACAAACGAATTGAAGTTAATGGTACAAGTACTATGTAACCTTCCTTTGCCCTTAATGGTTTCCCGTTTCCATCTACTTCAATAAATTGAGTAGTTTTACCAGTACCAACACTTGCGTTTATTAGGTTAACCCCATTTGTGAGATCCATATGTTCAAACACATTACTGATGTACTGATTATGTTTAAGATTCCATTCACCATCATAGAGTGAATCTGTTCCTTTTAGTTCCTTACGTAATGCACGGGATAGAATCTTGTCCTGTACTGTACCGTTCATTACTGCTTCTCTGAGTCTATTAGCTGCCTCCTTTAGTTCTGACCTATCTGATAGTGTCGGCCCACGTAGTTCTATTTCTTCCATAATTTCATTCCTTTGATTGTTGTCATTGCATCCATGCAATGACGTTACTTACTTCTAATCATTCGCCCCTAATCATTGCCATATTGATAAGGTACTGAATTGCACCCGCTGGGGTTTTTGCTTTGTTTTCCTGAATCAGCTTCTCGATAAACCCATTTTGTGCATCGTTGATTCGTGCGGTAACTTTATGATCTTTGCTATCTTTATTCAT